TGAAGGATTGTTGTTAATGTGGTCAACTACATATCCTTCTGGAATTTCTCCTAAGAATACTTTAGCCACCAGATTGTGGACACATATCTTTTTCTTTTGACCCTTATTCCACAACCTTATATTTAGGTATCTCTCCCTATTATTACAAGGTCTTGGTAACTTCTCTACCCTCGTCCCATTCTTTACAATGAAGATCCTTCCCCAGTTGGAGACTTCATAGTTTGGATAACCAGGGATTGGTTTGCATATCTCCTTCTTAGGTTTGATAGTTACTGGATTCTGCTCCAGACCACTTATACCAGTATGATAGAAGATAGCAGGTATATCTCGTTTGATTATCTCTGAAACAGGTAACCAACCTTCAAGAGTATACAACTTATGTTTTGGAGTACATTTAATAACCCTACCTTGCTCATTGTGAACTTCCCAAGTTTTAAGTACACCCTTATTTACAGAACCAAGTACTCTCTGCCACTTTCCAGTATGTGATAATACTCTCAGTCCAAGATGTGATATATCCATCTTACCAAAAGTTTTGGGACAAATAGAATCTACTCTGAATGGCCCATCTTTACCTATAATTTGAGTATCACCAGTAATACATGAGTTTACTATAGCAGCACCACCAGTTGATAGAGTAGGGAAAGCTGAGGGCCAAATAGGTGAAGC